CGGGGTAGACAGTCTCGCCGCCACGGAACGACACAAGCTCTGGCCCTTCCTCGCCGACCCAGGCCATGCCAGCAGGCGCGCTGTTGGTGCCGGTGGCGAAGCCGGGAACTGGCGGCAGGTCTGGAATAATCGGACCGTCTGGATGGGCGACCGTCACAGGAATTACCAGTTGCTGGCCAAGCTGGGCCGCCAGCGCCTCGATCTGCGCGCGTATGGCGGCAAGGCTGGCGTCGTCCATTTTGAAGCTGATCGGGCTGTCCTTGAGTTGCGCCGCCTGAGTTTTAAGCGCCTCCATGCTGTCGCGGATAGACTGGATCTTCGCTTCAGCGTTGGTCTGCTCAATATCGTTGGCGGCGAGCTCGATAGCCTGCAGTTCGCCGATAAACCCGGCAAAGCCATAGGTGTTCTGGCCAGCGGCGGCCAGATCTTGCAGCATCTTGAGCGCTGCCTGGGCTTGGCTCTGGGCGCCTTCAATATCGCCATTAGCCAGCGATTGGCGGGCGCCAACCTTGAGCGATTGCGCAGCGCCAAAGGATGCTTCGCCTTCACCGCCAAGCCCCGCCAGCGCCTCGCGGTAGAGATCCTCGATCTTCAGGCGCTCGTCGCGCACCTTGCCGAGTTCGGCGGTGGCCTTCTTCTCGGCGGCGACCAGCGCTTTAGCGCCCTTCTCGGCGGCCTTGACCTGCTCGCCTTGCAGGGTCTTGAGGTCGCCGATGTACTTGGTGAACTGGTCGACTTCCTGCTGGCGGGCGAGCTCGGCTGCTCCTGCGGCTACATCGGCCAGGAAGGACAGTTCGGCATTCATACCGGTCTGCTCTTCGACGATGGCGGCGCGGAAGGCCGACAGCGCGTCACGCTTGGCCTGCAACTCTTCCGTGCTGAACAACAGGCCATCTATTGTGGTGTTAAGGCCCGTGCCCTGCAGGCTGCGGTCAAGATCGGCGATCTGCTGATCTACCTTGTCTAACTCTGTCACCAGTCCGGCAGAATTCGCTGCGATGAAAGCAATGCGCTGGCCCAGATCGACAAACTCAGATGCGCCATCCACGGCAGTCCCGGCCAGGGTTGCCAGCGCCGAGGCGAGCATGACCAGGTTGGCGATCACCACCGGATCGGACAGGGTGTCGCCGAGGGCATTGATGGCATCGATCAGCGGCTGCACATCGGTCTTACCAATTGCCTCCGTCCAGCGATCAGACAGGGCCGTCATGGCTCCGCCAACCGTTTCCGGTAGCGACTCGGCTTCGCGGCGCAGAACATCGAGCTGACCGACCAGGGCATCCGTCACCACGCTGGCCGTCAGCAGACCTTGCGCGGCCATTTCTTTCAGGGCGCCAACCGGCACACCGATAGAGGTAGCCAGGGCTTGCATCAGCCGCGGCGCCTGCTCGGCCACGCTGTTGAACTCATCGCCGCGCAACGCGCCAGAGCCGAGCGCCTGGGCGAACTGGATTACACCGTTTTCCGCCTCGACGGCACTGGCGCCGGACACACGGAATGAAGTGGCCACCGCCTCGGTCACCTTGAGGATGTCGCTCTGGCTGCGGCCAGCCTCTTTCAGTGGTCGGCTGATCCGGCCGTACAGGGTGGCCAGGGATTCAAGCGGCGTCTGCGTGGCCGTGGCGATGCGCCGCAACTCGGCCTGAGCAGTGTTGAACTCTTCCTGCGAGCCGGTGGCCAGCTTCAGGCGCGCATTCATCAGGTTGTAGCTGTCGGCAGCATTTGCGATTCCGCGAATGGCGCCGGTCAGCGCAGACACAGAGAATGCACCGACCAACGCCTTGCCGGCCGTGGCCAGTTTCTTGTTCATGCCGTCGAGCTGGCTGTTGACCTGGTCGAATGCGGCGCGGGAGTTATTCTTTCCCTCGATGACCAGTTGCGTTTTCACCTTGGCCATCAACTGAACTCCTTGAGGATCTTCTTGAACTGGTCGGGCTTGGCCTTCGCCGCCCGAGCGGTGATCAGCGCCAGGCGATTGCGGGCGAGCTCCTGTTTGTCGATGGCAGCCAGATAGGCCTCCACCTGCGGCAGGCTGTAGCCCTGCACGTCAGCCAGGGCATGGCCAGCGCCTATCAGTCGCTGGACGACTTCGCTCCATTGATCGCCCTTGCCAGTGCGGGAAGGGCTTCGCCGAAAAAACCGGAGTTCACCCGGATCACCTCCGCCATCAGCTGCACTGCCACGCTCGACGGCAGGTACCACAACTGCCAGCGAGTGAGGCTGGTGGTGACGCGCAGCACGCGCTTCAGATCGCCGCTGTGCTTCTCGGCGTAGCGGTTGATCTGCTGCACGCTGGCGGTGCTGAACACCTCGACCAGGGCGCCAGCCGTCTTGCCGTACAGCTCGAAGTGGCGAAGCTGCACGGCGCGCAGCTCAACGTCGCGGCCATTCACCTCGACCGTTTCCGGTTCGGGGAAAAGAATCTGCAGATCGGACATGCGTTCTCCGGGTAATAAAAAACCCGCCGAGGCGGGTTATTTGTTGAAGTTGGTTAATCGCTCATAAATCGGCGGACTGACTAGCGCAGAGTCGCTAATACCATCTATCTCGGTGCCGGCCTCCCTAAGCCCATCGGCTACAACCGCAAGACTTGTGCGCGCCGCCTTCATATCATCAATCGCTTTAAGCTGTGCATCCAGAGCCGAAAGCCTGTTCTTGTATGCCCTGTCACGCACGTACTCATTGGAAGACAGGCGATCATCTTCAGCCCGCTTCTCCCGATCCTTGGCAGACGAGAACTCAAGCATTGAACGCATTGACCGAGCAGTACCCCTGATTACTTCCTGAGATTTCTTCATATAGACGATGGCAGCTGCTGACGCCTCAGTCGAAGGCTCAAGCACTGAAACTCTAACCATCGAGGCATCTATTTCAGCAACGCCCTTGTTTGCCTTTTCGAAAAACTCAGCAAAGGTTATCGCCCCCCCTTCATCTAAGGCGGTCACTATCTGCGTAACGTAGGCAGATGTAAGCCTGACCTGCTCCTCAACGGCCGCCATAACCTGGCGGTGCTGATAGAGCTTCCACCCACCGAAGGCCATGCCAACCATGACAACAACCACGATGAGCCTGGAAAGAACGCCGCGTGATTGTTCGCCGGATTTGCTCCGATATGAACTCCGGCCCACGCGCGGCTCGGCCTTACTGTAAATAACGCCACAGTTCGGGCAAGCATCTGGGCTCGCCTGCATTTCTGACATTGTCGGCTCGTACTTACACTTTGGGCACTGCATCGGGCTTCCCTCCCATCAAATAGATGGGAGGGACTGTAGCCCAGCCTCCGGCTAAAGGGCCAGCTAAGCTGCGTTGCTTCCTGAAAGCAGCACGCCCGCGCATTGCACAAACTGCATGGCCGCCTCCTTCCCTTTGCGAGCAGCATCGCGGTGGGTATCCCCCACCCCCAAGCTTTCATGCAAGGCGCGCCGGAAGACGAACTGCAAGTTCGTCAGCAGAAAGCGCTGCTCAATCGTCAGCGTGCCCTGCAACTACCATCAGGAGAATTGCAATCAACTGCAAACGGTTTGCATGCATGAATCGTCTCACGGCCTCACTACCGGCGCAGGTATAAAGCCTTCGTCAGTCAGGGCCTTGATCACACCGCGAACCAGGTAGTTGTGTGAGAATCCGATAGTGTACTGGCGCGCACCATCGCGGATTGGACAGAGCATGCCTTGATCAACCAGCTTGCGAATTTGGTAGGTGCGTTGACCCGGGTTTAGATCCCGCATGACAGGTGCCAGATCTGCCGACTTCACTACTTTGCACTGAATCGTGGTGTCCAGAATGGCTTGCTCAGTTTCTGTGATCCACTCCCTCTTGCGAGCCAGCTCAACAGCCGGACTCAGTATGTGGTCGCTGAGGTAGCCATAGTCAGTCAACTTGTCGACTTTTTGGATTTCTGTCCTGATCCCTTCGAGGACGTATATACACCAAACCTCCAAACTCTCCCGGGAGCCTGTATCGGCAAGACCAAGCATGGCGTAGTACTGGTCCCGGTCATTGCAAAATACAGCGGTTGGGTTCAACACACGACCACCCGCATTGACGTTGAAACCGTACTTCATCAAGAGCGCAAACGTCAGCAGGCGCACCACGCGGCCATTACCGTTGCCAAAGGGGTGTATCCAGCCGAACCGATGATGCGCCATGGCAACCTTCATCAGATCGTATTTTGGCGGATCATCATTGTTGATGAACGCCACCAGCTCCTGCATGTAGCCAGGAACCAGAATCGCATCCGGCGGTAGGTGCTCTGCCTGATTAATGAGGACCTGTCCTTCCCGGTATGCCCCAGGGCTGCGGTCACCCTCTCGCTCCAGATCGGTTACCGTAAGCGCATGCAGCTCTCTCACGAAGTGTTCAGTGATTGGGCTACCAGGCTCAATAGTGCGCTCAACGTAGTCCATCGCCATCTCGATGTTCGCAACCTCACGCAGCTGATCACTAGCCTGAGGATTACGTTCCACCTTGCTTTCCACGTAGTCCGCCAAGGTCGTGTGGTTGCCTTCAATTCGGGCAGACCCCAAGCTCTCCAGCATGTGGAAGATTGACTTGAGCTGATAAAACACCGGCGGCGGGGTGCTACCTTCAAGCCTAAGCCGCCGCAGATGCTCAAGGTCACTCAAGACGTCGACCAACGGCGAGTCAAACCGTGGATTCAATAGCTCTAGGTCGTGGTGAATAAATCTAGGCATCGCAATTATTATCTCAAGGTGACGGCCCCGTCATCTTTAAAAAAGAGCCGAGATGACCCGTGGATTCTGCGTCAGACACAATTTTTCAGAAAGCGTTATCTTAAATCGCCATCAAAAATAAGTTGAATCCTTGCGAAAGCTAAGTTGGCAGAAAGGCCTCGGCGACCTGGGAGGCCCACTACCTAGACACCGTTACGCGCCCGACTTGTCCTCAACCTCCCACTGCCACATCGCGGCCTCGCCCTCATCGAAGATGTTCGGGTCGGCCAGCAGGCGGATCTGGATCGGGACGGTGCCGAACTCGGCGCCCTGGTTGAGCGGGATGCCGCCGTTGAGGGCGATCTTGCAGTAGAAGCACTGAATGCGGCGCTTCTCGTTGCTGCCGCCTTCGTTGATCTGTCCGACCAGCACGCGGTAGAACTTCTGGCCGGTGGTGAATGGCTTGATGACGTCGACGGTGGGGTAGCTGTAGCTGATTTTGATCGGCAGCATCAGCGAACTTTCTGCGGCGATGTCGTCAGCCAGGCGGCCGCCGAGCAGGACGCGGACGCCGGCCGGGGTCACGGCGAAGTCGATGTTGCGGGCATACGGCTCGGACACGCCATCGGCGGTGACCGCGGTCACTTCCAGGGGAATGTGCGCCAGCATGATGGTGCGATCGATGTAGGCCGAGTGCTCTTCGTTCACCACGTTACCAGCCGGCACCTTGGTGACCGAGCCGTACATGGCGATGGCAGCCGCGGCAGGGCTGAAGGATACGGCCTCGCCATTGAACACGATCTCGCTGGTGGAGGTGACGCTGTCCAGCGGCGGCAGGCCGATGCGGGTCGGGTCGGGAATGGTGATCTCGGTGGTGGTGGGCTCCGCCTCCATGTTCTGCAGCTTGAACACTTCTTCGAAGTTCCAGCCCGGCCACAGGGCAATGCCTACGGGGCCGCGAAACAGCTGGGTGTATTGCATGAGGCTCATGGTTTTCTCCTGGCCGGCGGCCGTCAGTTGTAGGTTTCGACGTAGTGCACGCCGATGGTGATGGTGATGCTGTGGGTGGTTTCGCCCTTCTGCGCCCAGCGCCAGGAGGCCTCGTCTTCGTCCTCGATCAGCCCGGGGAATTTGCGCTCTTCCAGATCCTGGCCTATGCCGATGGCGCGCAGCACGTCGACGTGCACGGCATCCAACTCGCTGGCAGCGGCGGCCTTGGAGAACACCACCTCCACTTCGAACTGGCGCACCCGCAGGGCCTGGCGGTTGGCAAACCCAGTGCGTGCATCTGTTGCAGGGCGCACCAGTGCGTAGGGGGTTGGCGCTTTGTCTTGCACCGTTTCGTCGGGGTCGTAGACCTTTGCCAGGGCGGTGAAGTAGCCGTTGGCGGGCTGGATCTGTTCCAGCCGCTCGCGCAGCGAGGTGGTGACCTCGCTGGCCTTGATAGGTAGGGGCATGGTTTAGCCTCGAAGCAATGCGCGCCGGACGCGGCGCTGAAACTCGACCTCAAGGCGCCGGTTAACCCAGCGGACCGTGGCGACGTTGGTGAGCCGTTTGAAGAAAAAGGCCACCGATGGACCCATGGCTGGCTGGAGCTGCCCGTTGCCGTAGCTGTAGGTGAAGGAGCCACCACGCTTCTTGACGTTGCGGGTTACCGACTGGCGCGTAGACAGGGGTTGGCGGGCGAAACTGGACGGGTTTACGAACCCAGCCGCTATCTTGTGGCCCTTGAAGCTGCCGACCAGGATGCGCGCCCGGAGCGGATCGATTGCCTGGTATCCCCAGCGCTTGTACTCGGTCACGAACACCCCTGAAGAACTTGGGATCAGGCGCGCATTGAAGCGACCCTTACGGACATTCACGCGCTTGATGACGATCCGTTTGTTGACCCAGCTGCGCCCGCGAAACATGGGTGCAATCTGCGGGGTGTAGCGCCGCTGGCGGGTATCGCTGGCGGTGGTGTCGAGCGCGCCGCGCAGGGCAGGATCAACACTCTTGCCCTGACTTTCCAGCTGCCGCTTGGCAGCCTCGAAGCCTTCGGCGCGCACGCCGATTCTCAGTCCACCCGATCCAGCCACAGGCCCCTCACTATTCCGTCGTCGCTCTGGTCGGCGTAATCGACCACGTTGTAGAGCACGCCACCGACCTCGAGCTGATCGGTTTCGGCCTGCAGTCGGCCGGCTTCGATCAGCGCTACTTCGGCGCGGGTTTTGTAGCTGGTGGCCTGGCCAAGTTCGTCGCGGCACGGTGCCTCGTGCACCAGGAATACTCGGCAGGGCCGTGGCGGCAGCCCGTCAGGCATGGCCACCCCGGCGTCGCCGATGAACTCGGTGACGGTGATGGCTACCTCGGCACGCCGGCCGGTGAAGTCGCGCACGCTGTCGATATGGAACAGGCGCTCGTCCGCCTCCAGGTAGCGGCCCTGGCGCAGGCGCTCATCCCACCAGGTGCGAATGGTGACCTTGGCTGGGTTGCGCAGGCCACTAGGGAACGGCGGATCTGCCGACTCCTTGGTCTGGATGCCGCACCAAAGCCAGTCGACCTCGACGCGCTGCAGGTCGGCATCAAGCTCCAGCAGCGTCGCCGGGGTGTCCAGGCGGCCGGCCCTCATACGCCTAGACCAACGCGGTAGAAGTGCAGCATGTTCTCGGCCTTGGGAATCTTGGTGTAAATGGTGCCTACCACGGATTCCTCGCGGTTGGCGTAGTACTCGGCGGCAATGATCTTGATGGCCAGGCCGACGCTCTTCGGCACCTCGACGTCGGCGCCGGCTTCGTCCTGCCAGGGGATTGGGCGGTCGATGAATTGCGCCGCGTAGTCAATGGCGGCGTCGAGCTTGTCCTGCAGGTCTGCGTCATCCGCGTCATGGCGGATGCGCAGGTGCACTTTCAGGTCTGCAAGGGTTGGCAGCGGCATGGTTGGCCTCAGCGGTAGCGGCGGAAGGCGAAGCTGGTGATGCCGTCGCGGCCCAGTTCAGATTCGCTGTCGTTGATCTCGACGCAGCCGAAGCCTTGCCGGGCGAACCAAGCGATCAGGCCGTTCTGCGTCCAGTACCAGAGGTGCTCGCCGGGCTTGTAGTGTTTGCTTTTGAGGCAATCCCACTGGCTGAGGTAGACCGGCATGGAGACGAACACCCACTCGCCGACCTGGGCGAGCAGCTTCTCGGGCTCTGGAATGTGCTCGAGGCTGTCCCAGCAGCTGATGGCCTCGGTCGGGGTGGCATACGGGTCGAAGTAGCGTTCTTGTTGGCGCAGCCAGGCCACGGCCTCTGCGTTGACGTCGTAGCCCCAACCGTCGGCAGCCTGCACGAAGCGGCCACCGCCGATGCCGATGTCCACCACGCCGCCCTGGTAGTGGCGGCGCGTCATA